TTATTCGTTTATATTGATGCTAATACCAGATTTAAATTCCACCGTGAATTTGTCCTCATAAACGGTGACTTTTTCAATCAGCCGCCGGACAAGCGGTTCGTCATATTCCGTAAGGGCGATGGGCTGTTCCCGCAAAAATTCGTCCATATCAGCGATGCGCTTTTTCTGCTCGTCCCGCCCGGCGGCTTCCAACTGGAGCTTCTGCTTTTCCTCCCGCAGGCGGTAAATTTCGTCGGCCACGTCGTCGTAGTCGGCCCGGGCGGCGGTCCGCTTCAGAAGCTCCTCCTGCAGATCGGCCAGCCTTTTGTCGATGTCGGCAAGTGGCTGGCTTTTTTCGTCCCGCAGAACGGCATCGATGTTCTGCCGCAGGACGGCGAGAAAATCGTTCTTTTGGCACAACGTTTGGTTGATTGCGGAAACCAGCACCTGCTCAATTTGACTTTCCGGCACGGTGCGGGCGTCGCAGAACAGCCCGGTGTTCTCCAGCCGGCTGATGCACCGCCAGACGACGGATTTCTTGCCCCGGTTGTACCAGTGAATCCGCCGGTAAAACTCCCCGCAGGTGCCGCAGTACACGATGTTTGCCAGACAGTGGCTGCTGCTGAACACCCTGTTCTTTCCGTTCGGGCTGGTGTGAACGATACGGCGTCTAATCAGCTCTTCCTGTACCTGCATGAAGATTTCACGCGGGATTATGGCTTCATGGCTGTTTTCCACATAATATTGAGGGACAAGACCGTTGTTCTTGACACGCTTTTTTGTGAGAAAATCAACCGTGTAGGTTTTCTGCAGCAGGGCATCCCCAATATACTTCTCATTGCGCAAAATCTGATTGATGTTGCTGGTGTGCCATTTTTGCTTGCCGGCGCCGTTCGGTATGCCGTCGGCTTCCAGACCGCGGGCAATTTTCAGCATGCTGGCGCCCTCCAGGTACTCCCGGTAGATGCGCTTGACAATTTCGGCTTCCTCCGGTACAACCACCAGATGCTTATTCTCATCCTTGGCATAACCGAGGAACCGTGCGCAGTTGACCTGGATTTCACCCTGCTGATAGCGGTACTGCAGGCCCAGCTTCACATTCTGGCTCAGGGACTGGCTCTCCTGCTGGGCGAGGGACGCCATAATCGTCAGCAGAACCTCGCCCTTGGAATCCATCGTGTTGATGTTTTCCTTCTCAAAATAGACGGGAATGTTTTTCTCTTTCAGCTGTCGGATGTATTTCAGGCAGTCCAGCGTGTTGCGGGCAAACCGGCTGATGGATTTGGTTATCACCATATCAATGTTGCCTGCCATACACTCGTCAATCATGCGGTTGAATTCCTCGCGCTTCTTGGTGTTGGTGCCGGAAATGCCGTCGTCGGCAAATATGCCGGCCAGCACCCAGTCGGGGTGGCCGTTGATGTAGGCCGTGTAATGCTCAATCTGCGTTTCATAGCTGGTGGCCTGCTCGTCGCTGTCTGTGGAAACCCGGCAGTAGGCAGCCACACGAAGCTTCGGTTTCTCCTCACTGTCGCTCCCCCGGGCGTGCTTTCGCGCCGGAATCACCGTCATCCGTTTATTCGCTTCCATCTTCCGGCACCTCCGTTTCAATCAGGCTGTAGGCGTATTCCGCCTGCGCAAACGGGTCGTCAAACTGCTCTGTTCCTTCCCGCATACGGAAGGCGGTGGGCATGACGATCCCTTTTTCCTCTTTCGGCTCACGGATGCGGCCAAGTTTCTCCGCCCGGCGGAGCCGTTCTTCTGCCGCGGCCGCAAGAGTTTCTCTATCAATAATTGCCGGGTAGTATTCGTCGCCGGCATAGCGGGCATTGGTGAGCATCCTGCCGATTTCCGAATGGAAGGTTTGGATGCCCGCCTTTTCGGCGGCGGTATTCATCGAATCGCCGGCAAGGTAGGCTTCAAAGAGCGTGCGCACCTGCCCGGCGGTCTTTTCGTCAATAACGGCTTTTCCGTTTTCAATCCGGTAGCCGTACGGGATGTGGTCCATTCAAAACACCAGCCTTTCCTTGAGGATCAAGTTACATTTCAACTCAAACCCGATTTCCGTGCGGGAATACACATGAATCCGCTCCGTAAAGCGGGTGAACAGCTCACCGTCAAAGGCCGTCAGCATATCCGCCTTGGAAACGAAGTTTAAAAGCGCGCTGACCTCGCTTAAATTCCGGCTGTCACTGCTTAGAAAACGCATCAGCGACACCTTCTGCTTCTGTATTCGCTCGGCTTCCTGCAGAAGCTCGTTGTTTCCCTTGTTGTAAACGGCAGGTTCCAGGTATCCCTTGGAGAGAAGTCCCACCAGCACCTTCCGTTGTTCGGCAATTTCCTCGAGCCTTTTCTCAAATTCTCCGATTTTCTTTATTCCCGCGTCGGAGTTCATCCCGCGCAGGCCGGACAGCAGGGGCTTCAGTACCGCTTGATGCCCGAAAATGAGCTTGTTCATCATCGTGACGAAGGCCGTTTCCAGTGAGGTTTCCGGGATATATTTCACCGGGCATTTGTCGGTGTCTGCCAAATGGGTCGTACAGCACCAGGCGATGCGGTGCTTCCCGCTGGCATGGACACGGCGCTTGAATGTGCCGCCGCAATGCCCGCAGATGATTTTTCCGGAGAACGGGTAGCTGTTCCGGCTCTTGCCGGAGCTTTTGTCCGTGCCCTTTTCCCGGGCACGCTGAGCGATGGCCGCCTGCGCAGCGTCAAAGACCTCCCGAGTGACAATCGGCTCGTGGTTATTCTGGAAAAGATATTGCTCCCGTTCGCCGTTGTTGCGTCGGTGGTTGAAATTCTCGTCGGTATAGGTCTTTTGAAACAGGACGTCTCCAACGTACTTCTCATTGCGCGCCATGCCGAGAATGGCGGAACCTTTCCAAGGCCGGCCTTTTTTATTGGAAAGCCCCATGGCGTTCAGCGTGTCCGCAATCTTTTTGCTACCTTTGCCGGACAGAATTTCGGAAAAAACGTAGCGGACGACTTCGGCTTCCTCCCTATTGACCACAAGATTCCCATCCTCGGTATCGTAGCCGTAGGGCGGGCAGGATATTTTGTAGGTGCCGTTCTGGAAACGGCGCTTGACGGACCACCGGTTGTTCGAAGCAATGGATTTTGATTCCTCCTCAGCCATACCGCTCAGGATGGTAAGCATGAGCTCGTCGTCCGTGTTGCCGGTATGGATGTTTTCCCGCTCGAAGTAGATGTAAATGCCGCAGGATTTGAGATTCCGCACAAGCTCCAGACAGTCCGTTGTGTTGCGGGCAAACCGGCTGATGGATTTGGTGACGATGAGGTCGATGCTCCCGTTTTCGCAGTCGGAAATCAGGCGCATCAGTTCCGCGCGCTTTTCTTTTTTCGTGCCCGAGATGCCCTCGTCGTAATAGATGCCCGCATATTCCCAGTCCGGGTTTTTGCGGATATAGCTTTCGTAATGCCGGATCTGCGTTTCCAGGCTTTCCAGCTGATCGTCGGTGCCAGTGGAAACCCGGCAGTAGGCCGCCACGCGGAGCTTCGGCTTTTCGGTCAGATCTGCCGTGCATTCCGGTGCAATGACCGTGACTTTTTTCATTCTGTCACCTCCTCGTCAGCATGACATATTACCTCTGGACGAGTGTGATAGCAACGGCTGGAGGGCAGGATTCCGGCCCACATGGGTGAGAAAGTAATGCGGTTTAATTCGGTAATCTTGTAGAATTCCGACAAGGTAATGAGGCCGCGTTTCAGCATGGCTACGAGCATTTTTTGCGCCCGTTCGTAGTCCGCTTCCCGCTGAAGCTGTTCCTGTGGAATCCGTTTCTGTTTGCCGGCGCCGAGAGTACTGTCAGCCGGAAAAGGTTCGTTTTGAATATTTTGTTGTTGTTCCATAAGCGGTTGCCTCCGTTCCGGGGCAACAATCGAAAAAGCCCCTCACCGTCCACAGGACAGCGAGGGGCCGTTTGGCAACCGGTATGAATTTGAGGTCACTTCGCCGGAAGCTTCAACTTCTGCCCAGCACAGATGGTATCCGAGGAAAGACCGTTGAGCGCCTTGATTTCCTTGTATCGCGGGCCGCTTCCCAGCTTCTTTTTCGCGATGCCCCAGAGGGTGTCACCCTTGGTAACAGTGTAGGTTTCATAAACCGTCGATGCAGTTTCCGTTTTGTCCCCGGCCAGAATAGCATTCACTCTCGCCTGCACGGCGGCATAGTCGTACCCGGCGGCGGTCAAACGGCTTTTGCGATCCTCACCGTTGCCCCAGTCCCCGCGGATGACCTCCCGAGCCAGTTCATCCACCGTTTTGGATGCGGCGCCGGGAGTACTCGAACCGCCAATTTCCAGCAGGCGCCTGACCTCCGTGCGGAAGGTGTCCATATTTTTGCCGTGCTTCGGGAACCAGTGCATCACATCGCCGTGGTTGCTGGCAATGCCCAGGTCATGCCCTTCGCTGTGGCAGATGAGATACGGTCGTTCCGGCCGAATGCCGTACTGCCGGCAGAGATAGGCGCATAGCTCGGCGGCCTCCTTGTATACGGCGTTGAAGTAAGCAGAATCGGTCAGCCCGTCCTCACAGATTTCAAAAGAAATGTGCGTGTCGTTACCGGAGCCTTTGGAGCCGCTTCCGCAGTGCCAGCCGCGCATGTTCCACGGCAAAGTCTGATACGTCGCTACCGTGCCGTCGGCGAGCCTGCCGATGAACGCGTGGACGCAGACCTGACGGCCGTCCGGCTTGTCCTGATTCCAGTGGTTGTTGTACTGGTTTTTTCCGAGCAGGCTGTCGTCCGGCCCAACATAGCGTTTCAGATTCGGGTTGTTCGCGCCGGTGGAGTGCACCATAATGCCCTTTGGCGTGATTGTGCGGCCCGCCTTGTAGCAGGCGTTGTTCGTCAGAATCAATTTGTGCAGGTTCATGTCATTTATCCTCCTCGCCGTCGCGGCTGTGGAGCTGTTCCAGAACCGCCTTCAGTTTTTCGGGGATGGGAAGTCCCAGATGCCCTGCGTTCTCCAGAATCGACACGCCCTCGTTGCTCAGGTAGAAAAAGACGACCGCCGTGCGGACTGCGCCGCCGTCTCCGAGCACCTGGCTGTCGATGATGTTGCCCACGCCTACCAGCGCAAAGATGAGCACCTTGCGGAAGATGCCCTTGAAGCCAACCTCGCTGGAGAGTTTCCTATCGGCAACTGCGCACAGCACGCCGGTCAGGTAGTCCAGGACGACAAACGCCACGAGCGCGTAGAGAAAGCCGTCCAGCCCGCCCAGAAACCAGCCGAGGAAGCCGCCGGCGGCGGCAAGCGCGGCCTGCACCCAGTTCCAAACTGTTTTCATAGTTTAAAGCCTCCGTTTCAATTAAATTTGACATATTAAAAGCGCCTTGCGGTAAAGCAAAGCGCCAAAATGGGAGAGATTAAATTTGTTTGGGCAGGTACTCCCACAGCCGCAGATCCTCCTGCCCCAGCGACCAGAGTGCAAAGCCCCTTAACCCCCAACGGTATGCCGCTTCGTTCGTCCAATAGACAATGGAATCCACGTCTTGGTAGTAAACGATGCCAAAGCCGTCCGCGTCGCCGAGAAAGAGCCGCGAACACCAGACGTTAATGTCGCGCGGGGTAAACACCGCTGAGTAGTCCGCGTTGCACGGGATGGGAAGCAACGATGAATGCACGAAGTCGAAGTCCATCGAAATATCCTCGGTTCGAGTAGAAAACTCCTCCACGTCAGATTGAAGCTTGAAGACCTGAAACTCGTTGTCCCAAGAGACCCCCGTGCGACTAATCCTTCCGTAGCTTGCAACCGTTCCGTCGGGCATCGTCACGTCGAAGGCCTCATACGGCTCGTATGTCCAGGCATCGCCCAAACGGAGCAGTTCGCATACGATTTGCCCGTCGGAGCGGATGCCACAGTAGCCGTCCCCACCCGATACCGTAGCCGTGAAACGGAGCGTGTTGCTGTTACCGGAGTAGACCCTGACGTTATTTCCGCGCTTCCGCATTTCGACGAGGTACATATTCGGGTTCGTGCGGATGTCGGCGCTCGGTGTTTTGGAGTACGAGCCTTGATAGCTTCCAAGCAGTGTATTGCCTTGGTAGAGCTCCACGCGCTGGTTGTCGATGTTGATGCAGCAGAAGATATCCCCAATAAACACGCCCGCACGTCCGCCGCCGTTTTGAGGGAAAGCCAGCCTTGCCCGAATGTGGACGTCCGAAAAGCCGTCGCAGTTCCACGCCAACTGTCCGCTGCCCTCAAGCTGGGAGTAGACCCTGTCCGTCGAGGATTCGTCGCTGCGCCAGACAGACCACGAGCCGGAAAGCGCCGTCCAGTAGCTTGGCTGCAGGGTGATATAGTCGCGGAAGTCCTCATACCATATCAGGGCTGAGTCGGGCTTACGGCGTAATACCTCCGTGGTCAGCCAGAAGCCCTGACTGGGCACCGCCATATTGCCTTCGTTGTCTTTGAAACTGCGGGGCGAGAGGGCGAATGTCGCCGAACCCGCCGAAGGCTGCTCCGAGAACGCCGAGCATATGCGGAATCCGTAGAACTGCGCCCCCGGCGCGCCGCCCTCGATGGAAAGCGTGTGGTTCCCCGCCGGCAGGATTATGCCCGAAGCAAGCGACAGCCACGTCGTTTTCCTCCAATACGGCCACCACAGACGGTTCTCGCCGAAGCTTACCGCCGAGCCGTCAAGGGCTATATTGATCGCGTTCTTATCCCAGAACGGGAAACAGATCTTCACTGCCACGTCATATGCGCCGGATGTGGAAATATTGAAAGCGTACTCCGCCGTGCCGTCCTCCGCCGAGAGCGTGACCGTGCCGTTGCCCACGACAATGCCGTCCGTGTAGCTGTCCGGCTCTCCGCCGCGGTCAACGTAGATTGTGCCGAACGATGCCTTTTGAACTTTGCCGTAACAGGTCAGGTAGTTGCGCCGGTTATAGGTATCGCCGACCATGGGCTCCTCACGGGATACCGCATCGCCGCCTTCGCAGTAGTCATAGACGTGCGGGAACATATACGGCACTTTATCATAGTCGTCCCAGTAGGCGAGCCACGGAATGAACGGTTCCGGCGGGGCGTTGCCCGTGAAGTTATAGCCGCCCTCCGCCCAGATTTTAGCGGCGTAGTAGGTCACCGACACACCCCTATAGGTCTTTCCGAGATCGGAGGGCAAGGCATAAATCTGCCATTCCCAGCCGTAGGCCGGAAGTCCCATGAATACTTTCTGAGGCGACATCGCTTGTACGGCGTAGTCATAAACGCCCTCCAGCCAGTCGCGGGGTGATACGGGACCCGGCGCGCTGCCCGCCCATGACATTCCGTAGGACATGATGGCGGCAGTGTCGCAGTAAGCGTTCAGGTCGGCGTAGACGCACCAGTTCTCGCCGCCCACCGAGCCTTGGACGCCCGTCATCCCGGGCAGGCAGATATTGACCAGTTTTGATGAATCGTAGTTCTTGACGGTCGAGTAGATGAGAGAGAACAGGTTGTTTGCCGCGTCTCTGTTTTCATAACCGCCGCCGCGCTCCAGGTCAATGTCGACGCCCGCGCACCATGGGTATTTCTGCATGATCCGCACCAGCTCGCTGAGAAATTTGTCCCTTGCGCCGCCCGTGTTCTCACGGAGTGCCGTAAAGATGCTCGCCGTGCCGTTGTTCATGCAGGTCAGCAGCCACTTGATGTGCGGCCACTTCGTGCGATAAGGCGAGAGCGAGGAGACGCTCACGCCCGTTTCCGAGATTGTGCCGTCAACGGCGATGCTGAACGTGAAGATGCCCACGGTGTCGAGCCTGTCGCCGTATTGGTCGAGTGCTTGGTACATCCGGGCATTGCCCATAAACGTCCAGACCATATTGCGCTTGCCTTTCAGGTAGTCTCGGCTCATTGCGACACCTCGCTTTCGCTCATCTCCGTGTACTCCAGATACACCCGCGCCGACTTTTTGCTTTCCACTTTTATCCGATGCTTGCTGTCATAGGCGGCGGTGTACTGAAAGAAGCCGCGCTTGGGCGTTGCGGAGCCGTTTTTCAGGCATTCTCTTGTAGAGGCTTTCAGGGCGAACTCGTCGCCCGCCGAAGCCGCCGCTGTGAATTTGCATTTGTGCGAGCCCATACCTTGCGATACCTCGATACTGCCCGCCGCCATAGGCTGTTTCGGGTAGATGTAGAGGTCAAGCCCCGCCGATGTGCTACCCGTGTTGAACAGTACGACTGTTTCGCCGCCCCTGACCACGCCGTTTTGGTAGCGTGGGGTGTTGCCGGAATGAACGAGCATCGTTTTGGTGTTCTGGACGTAGCCCGTCAGCTTTTCGCCCTCCTGAAACTGAATGTCGGTGAAGTAAATCGTACCGGTGCAGTCGGTAATGGTCGGCGTGACCGTCACGGACACCACACGCTTGTCGGCCTTTAGCTTAATCGTCTCCGCAAAGCGAATGAAATTGTTCATAACCATAGGTTATCCGTCCTCCGTCCACCGGATCTCTGCGACGTTGCCAACCCAGCCCGTGGCGGTAGAACCGGCCTGAAGCATGATGTCCGTGAAGTACACCTCGCCCGTACAGTCCTGAATCACAAGCCTGACGGTGATGGACTCCAATCTGCCGTAGCCTTTGGGCGAAGCGTCACGCGCCACAATCTGAAAAGAAGCCATAACGCTGCCCTCCTAAAACAAGTCAATGAACCGCGTTTCCTTGGTTCCGTCCTCGTATTCGAATACCAGTTCAATGCCGACCTGCCCGTTTGCGCCCTTGACGAGGTTTTCCGAGCCGATCTGCGCCGAGATGGTATAACTGCGGCGCGAGGACGGGTAAACGGTTTGCGCCATGCTCTTTGTGGCTCCGGGTACGCCCACCGCTTTGAACGAAGCCGTACCCGTCACGCCGTTTTCCGTGTCTATTTCAAAGCCGCTGTTTTGCCAGTAGGCAAAGCCGTCGTCAGCCCTGCTGTTCCTCAGGTGGTTGAATGGCACCATATCCTTGAGTTCCTGACCGATGAGATTTGACTGCCCCAACTGATCGGCGAGGGCATCGTTTGAGGAATCGCCCAACTCGCGCAGCTTCGTGGAGAGTTCCAGAACGGTTTTCCATGGCTCCTGCAGGTTATACTCGCGCCTGATTACCCTCGTCTTGATAGTCAAATCCAATTCCCTGTCGTCCACGGTCACGATGTCGCCCAAGTCCCACTGTTCATGTTCGTAGCCCGTCAGCACAGACAAGTCCATCGCCGAAAGGACGTAGGATACCCGCGGCCTGGCGTACTCGCCGAGCCGCATATTTGTGTACTCCAGCATTTGATAGGGGTTTGTAAAGTTGGATAAATCCAAGGCGGATACCCTGACTTCTTTCGAATAGGTGAAATCCTCCACATACTCCTTGCTGCTGTTGATCGACGCAAAGGTCATGCCGTCCTTGCCGTATGCGTAAAGTCGGGTAACAAGGCTCCTTGTGTCAACCACGCGCTTAATGCCAGTGAGGTTTTTTCGGTAGGTGAAGAGAGCGCCGCTGTCCCGGCCGCTGAATACGAGCAGGCTCACCAGCTTGCCCCGGCTGTCGAAGACAAGGTCGCCGCCGTGAATCTTCTGCGTCATGCGGAGGATGGCGAGGGCATTTTTCTCCTGGCATGTCCATGTCCGCAGGGTTGTGACATCCACCGTTCCGATGCTCCAGCCCGTACCGGCGAGGGCATATGCCATCGGCTCGGCGGCGGGCGCGGAGTTGAACTCTGTCGGCTGTTTTTCCGCCGAAAAGGTCAGGTCATAGAAGGCGGCTTCCGCATAGACCGTAGTCAGGATGCCGCTGCCGTCGGAACCCTTCTCGTCCGTCAGTGTCCGTATTCGGTAGATATCGCCCGCAATCTGCACCTGCTTCTCATTGTCAAGTGACGGCCGCTTCGGATCGGAGTACGGCAACTTGAATTCCAAGGTGTCCGCGCCGTTGACCTCTCCCGTGACGATGATGTCGTAGGCGTTCTCCAAAACTGCCTCCCACGCGCCGTTCGCGTCGAGTATGACGGGGCGGGCAAAGCCCAGCTTCTCATACGGGGCTTTCGGGATGTCGTGGAGCGTAATGTCGAGCAGTTTCGGCGTGGCCGCGCTGTCCAAAGTATGGAGCGTGACCCGATAACGAATATACATCCTGTTTGGGGAAGCCAGTTCGCCGTTTGAGCCGACCGACTGCCACGCCGACCAGTCCTGTAAATCGTCCGAAGTGGATGTTTCAATCAGGCCGATGGACGTAACGCCCGCCGTATATTCCGAAGTCACCGAAACCCGGCCGCTTCCCGAAAGGGAGCACCCAGCCGCTATGGTGATAAGCTGGCCGCTTTCGGGGTAGGCGTTGTTGCTTGCTTTTTTAAGCGTGACCACTCCGGGTTCCGTGAGCGCGTCCACACTGGCATTCACATCGCCGCCGTTGGCCATGATCGCCTGCAGGAAGTGGTTTCGCAAATCCTCGATGGTCTGTTCCGACTTCGTTTCGATGAACCAGTCGTCGAAACCGCCTGCATAGTAATACTGGTTTGCATGCATACCGATGATGATGTCCGCGGAGCAGTTCGGGTTCAGGTCACCCGTGAACGTCCGCACAGGCCCAATCCAAAC